CTCCACGTGCCAGTACATGCCGTGCGTCCTGACCACGGCGGGGGTGGCACTTCTCGGAAGCACGGCGACCGGGCTGCTGGACCGCCCGCTCGGCGTGCTACAGGACAAGAGTACCGGGGCCGACGAGTCGTGCACCGTGATGCTCGACGGCATCACCAAGGTCATCGTCGGCGGGTCAAGCGGGCTTGAGATGGCCATCCTCCCCGGCGCGTGGCTCTGCTCCACGGGCTTCGGGGTCCATCCCTCGTCCTCGGCGAGCGGCAACCGCATCGTCGGCATGGCGCTGGAAGGATGCTCGACGTTCAGCGCGACCGCCACGCCGCCCGTGATCTCCATGCTCATCATGCGCAGTGGCGCAATAACGACCTGACGAGGGAGGGAGGCACAAGATGGCTTACGAGTATCCGATTCTCAGCGCTTCATTCCTCGCCAGCGCGGACATGAGCGCGCACCAGTACAAGCCGGTGCTGCTGACGACGGCTGGGAGAATCAACGTCTGCGGCAGCACGATTACCGGTTACCTCAGCCACATGCTCGGCGTCTTGCAGGACAAGAGCACGGCGGCGGGCATCGAGTGCAAGGTGATGCTGGAGGGAGTCACCAAGGTGCTGGTGGGTTCGTCCAGCGGGCTAGAGAAGCCCATCGTTCCCGGTGCGTATCTGGCGACCACGGGCGGGGGCGTGAAGGCGTCCTCGGCTGCGGCCAACCAGAACATCATCGGCATGGCGCTGACGGCGGCGACGACGTTCGGTGCCTCGACCACTGTCCCACAGCCGTATATCGCGATGCTGATTCTGCGCAGCGGCGCCGTCTCCACCTGAGGTAAAGGAACCCGACCATGCCCAACCCGACAGTAGGTGACGTCCACATTCAGGCTGCGCTCAGCGACATCAGCGTCGCCTACTCGCAGTCGCGCGATGTCTTCGTCGCGGGTAAGGTGGTGCCGACCATCCCCGTGGTGAAGCAGAGCGACAAGTTCTTCCTCTTCTCGCGGCAGGACTGGTTCCGCAGCGACGCCCAGCCTCGCGCGCCCGGCACGGAGTCGGCTGGCTCGGGGTTCCGGGTCACCAACGACGTGTACTTCTGCGACCGCGTGGCGCTCCACATGGACGTGAGCGACCCGGAGCGGGCCAACGCGGACCCGGCCATCAACCTCGACGTGGACGCGACGGAGTACGTGACGGAGCAGATTCTCCTGAAGCAGGAGATCGACTTCGTGACCGCGTTCATGTCCACCGGCTCGGGCTGGCTCGGCGGTTCCGCCTCCACGAACATGGTGGGTCAGGCGGCACCGGCTTCCACGTCGGGCAACTTCCGGCAGTGGAACGACGTGGCGAGCACGCCCATCGAGGACATCCGGGGCGAGATGACGGCCGTGGCCAAGGTGACGGGCCGCAAGCCCAACACCCTCGTACTCGGCCCGCAGGTCTGGACGGCGCTGGCCGACCACCCCGACATCCTCGACCGAATCAAGTACACGGAAAAGGGTGTCGTGACCACGGACCTGATCGCCGCCCTGCTCGACCTGGAGCAGGTGTTCGTGATGTGGGCCGTCAAGGACTCGGCGGCTGAGGGCGCGACGGCCGACTACGGCTTCACCGCTGGCAAGCACGCGCTCCTGATGTACGTGGAGCGGGCACCGGGGCTGCGCAAGCCCACGGCGGCCTACAAGTTCGTCTGGACGCTGCCCACCGGCGCCCCGGCCCCGCGCGAGGGTGCGCGCATCAAGCGCTTCCGCATGGAGCACAGGGAGTCCGATCGCATCGAAGGCGAGGCGTGGTACGCCTACAAGCAGGTGGCCACGGACCTCGGCGTGTTCTTCACGACTGCGGTTGCCTGACGATGGGCTACGTGGCGGCCCGGCGGCTGGTGTTGCTGGGCAAGAGTTACGACGCCGGTGACGACATCCCGGCACAGGTGATACCGGAGCGGAAGCTTCAGGGCCTCCTGAACCTGCGGAAGGTGCTGACCGTACCGGACAAGCCCACTTCGACCACGCCCCGTCCCGTTGCTTTCACAGGCGGCGGGAGGGGGCGGTAGGCCGCCGCAAGCGGCCGGGAGCACGCCATGGGTTTCTTCAAGACACGGGTACCGCTCATGGCCCCCGGCCAGAGTGTGACCCTCGTGGGGTCGGCCAGCAGCGCGGCCAAGGTCATTGGGCCACGCGGGGCCTTCGTCCTCGTCAGCACCTCCACGGTCGCCACCACGCCCACCGTCGCCTATCTGGCAGCGGGGCGCGTCGGGGACATCGTTGACGTGTACTGCCGCGAGGCGGCGTCCAGCGCGGGCTTCTGCCTGCGCACGTCGTCCAGCGCGACCTACATCGGCTCCAGTAGCGGGGCGTACGACCAGCTTCAGTTCTTCTACGGCGGGGTGGGGGCGCGGCTCATCTGCCTCAGCACTACGCTGTGGGGGCAGGTGGGGGCCACGACTACGGCGACCTCGGGCCTGCCGCTGTTGACGATTTCGACCTCGTAGGGAGACTCTACAACCGAACCACGGAGGTGCGCGCGTGACCGAGCGGTTGCAACTCGTGAACCGAATCACGGAGGCCCGGCGCACCGCCGTGGCCATCGTAGGCTTCACCGACCATCGCGCGCAAGCGCCGTTGGGCAACCCGGAGTGGGAAGTCTGGGGGCTCAATGAGTTGTATCGGTACATGCCGGTGGAGAAGTTTCACCGCTGGTTCGAGTTGCACCCACGCGCGGACTTCGAGCGCGAGACGGGTGGCGACAAGCCGCACATCGAAGCGCTGCTCAAGTTCCCGATCCCTTGCTACACGACCGAACTCTGGGCCGACGCTCCGAACGTGGTGCCGCTGCCGAAGGAGAACATCGAGGCTGCGTGCGGCACCTACATGACCTCCAGCATCGCGTGGATGCTGGGGCTGGCCATCGCCGAGGGGTTCAAGCGAATCGGCCTCTACGGCGTGGACATGGCGCAGGACTGCGTTGTGCCGGACACGCCGGTGCTGACGGCTGACTTGCGCTGGGTTCGCGCTGGCGACCTTGTGCCAGGTGACCGGGTGATGGCATACGACGAGGAGCCGGGCATCGGCACGGGCGCGATGGCGGCCCTCACATCGGCCCAGCAGGAAGGTGGCGTGGCGACGGCCCCCAAGGTGCGGGCTGTGGCGCGACAGTGGCGGGTGGCCACCGTCGAGCAGTGCGAGCGCCTACAGAAGCCGTGTTATCGTATCGAACTGGCTGACGGGACCATTCTGACGGCCTCGGACAAGCACCGCTGGTTGACGCGCTCGGAGCATAGCCACAAGTGGCGTGCGACCGAGGACCTCGTCACCCCGCAGCATCGGAAGGGCCGCCCGACGAAGCTGGTGCGTGTCCTGCCGACATGGACCGACGAGCAGTCGCATGAGCGGGGCTATCTCGCAGCGGCATTCGATGGAGAAGGGTGTCTGGGTCAGAACGGGCACAACCATTGCCACGGGCACAAGCTCACCCTCGACTTCGCGCAGAAAGAGAACGCGATGTCGGTGGAGGTGCGGCGCTGTCTGAGGGCATTGGGTTTCCGCTGGAGCGAGAGTGTCGCGGATGCTGTGACCGGCTTCCACATTCTCGGTGGCCGCGCCGAAGTACTGCGGTTCCTCGGGATGGTTCGGCCCCGGAGACTCCTCGCCAAGTTCATGCCCGACGACATCGGCTCCATGCAGCGCATCGCTGAGATCGCTGTCAAGAGCGTGGAGTTCCTTGGCGAGCAGGAGGTCATCGGCCTCAAGACATCAGAGGGCACGTTCATTGCCGACGGTTTCGCTTCCCATAATTCAGAATATGCCGAGCAGCGGCCGTGCGTGGAGTACCTCATCGGGCTGGCGCGCGGCAAGGGCATCGAAGTGACGGTGCCCGCGACGTCGGACATCCTCAAGTCGGTGGCCCAGTACGGCTACGAGTCGCAGGGCGGTGAGTTCGTGCGCAAGCTCGTGGAGCGCACCGCCTGGCTTCAGGTCGAGCACACGAAGTGGCAGGGACAGTTGGCCGAGCTGGAGAAGCAGATGGTGGCGCGCACGGCCGACTTGCGCGAGCAGTACGACACGCAGAAGACTACGATGTCCAAGAACCTCTCGCAGATTGAGGGGGCCATCGACGACTGCCGCTACTGGAAGCGCTCGTGGGGCCTACAGCCCACGTCTCTCGTCGGTGTGCCCGTGACCCCGGACCGGGGCGGCATCGCGGTGCTGACCGGGCCTCCGGCCGTGGAACCCGTGGCTGCTCTGGCGGCTGTGCAGTCCCCAGCGGGCGACAGTCCCTCGGGCGCGTAAAGGAGTCGGCCCCATGTCCTACGACAATTCTCCCTTCCGGCGCGTCGGGACACCGTTGCTCACGGCGATGTCGGCGCAGGCGTGCACATCGCAGGGTGTCGGCACGCTGGGCACCGTGTACCAGTTGGAGTCGGCCTACTCGCAGTTCGGGATGCGGGTCAAGCTCACGGGGCCGGGCACGAGCGGCGAGTGCAGGCTGATGGGCGCGCTCGCCCCGCTCTCGACCACCCCGCTGACCACGGCCACGGGCCTTGTGCCCCTGACCACCTGGCTGGGGTCTGTGGACTCCTCCGACGCCACGCTCTGGATCACAGGCAAGCCGGTCACCGCCGTGACGTGCCAGGTCACGACGCCGTCCTCAAGCAACACCAGTTGGACCGTCTACATCGCCGGAGTCCTGTAGCGATGTCGTGGACCTACGCGTCGTCCAATGCCGGGTCTAGCGACCTGTCCTGGGTGCGGATGCGTGTGGGCGACTGCACCAGCGGCGACCAGTTGTTGCAGGACGAGGAGATTGAAGCCAACCTCTCCGAGATGGGCGACAAGTACTTCGCCGCCGCCCGCTCGGCCCGCAGCATCAGCGCGTGGTTTTCGCGGCGGGTGCAGAAGTCCATCGGCAAGCTGTCCATCAGTTGCCAGCAGGCGAGCGAAAGCTACGAGCGGCTGGCCGTGCAGTTGGAGATGGAAGGCGGGTTCCGCGCCACGCCCTACTGCGGCGGCATCAGCGTCAGCGACAAGGAGAACGTGGAGAGCGACAGCGACCGGGTGCTGCCGCAGTTCTACCTTGGGCAGACGGACATCCCCGGTAGCGGCGTTTATGGTTCGACCGACTCCGACTTGGTGGGTCTGTAGCATGGGACTGGAAGCGGATTGGCTACAGATGGGCAGCACCACGGTGCGGCTGGAAAGCGCCACCGGTTTCGACGGCTACGGACAGCCCACCTATGGCCCCGTCCAGGTACTGCCGGCCGTCGTGCAAGCCGACCGCCGCAATATCCACATGGGCGACGGGCGCACGGAACAGGCCGTGGCCATGGTGTTCGTTCTCAGCACGGCGGCCCACGTAGGGATGCAGGACCGGCTGGTGATTGCCGACAGCACGGCACCGGTGCGCTTGCTCGCGGTGGATTCCGTGGACGACGAGACGGGCCGTCACCACACCGAGGTGACGCTTGGCTAGGGAATGGAACTTCGACCCCATCACCATCACGGGCGACGTAGCCATGCGTGCGCGACTGCGGCTTCTGGGCGCGCGAGCGCCGGGAGTGGTGGGCGGGGCGCTGTACCGCTTCGCCGAGCGCGTGATGGCCGCGAGCAAGCGGGAGGTTCCCGTGAAGACGGGCGTCCTGCGCGGTAGCGGGCACGTGGTACCGCCGACGTTTCGCGGTGGGCAGGTGGAGGTGGAGTTGGGGTACGGCGGGCCAGCGATGGCCTACGCCACCGAGGTGCACGAGAACGAGAACGCGGAGCACAAAGACCCGACGAAGTGGAAGTACCTGGAGGACCCGCTGAAGGCGGCGGCCGGGGAGTTGCTGGCCGACGTCGGGGCCGTGGTGCGCGAGGCGCTGATGCGGCAGGGTGGAGGGGTGGCGGGCTGATGGCGCTCCTCGAAGAGATCGGCGGGCGGCTGACGGTGGCCGGGCTGTGTTCGTCCAGCGGCATGAACGGCTACACGCTCATCAAATCGTGGTTGCCCGACAGTAGCGCGATACCCGACCGCGTGGTGGCGCTGATTGAGACGGGCGGCTTCGCGCCGATGCTGCCGGTGGAGATCGACCAGCCGACGTTCCAAGTGAAGGTGCGGGGCAACGTGGCTGCGGCCACCTCGGCGGGGTACAGCGGCGCGCGGGCCGAGGCGGAGAGTATCAAGAACGAGTTACACGGTTTGGGGGCCATCCTCCTGCCGACATCGAGCGCCGCCGGAGCACGGTACTACGTGCAGATAGCGGCTCAACAGGAACCGGCGCTACTGCACTACGACCAGCAGCAGCGGCCGGTCATCGTGTGCAACTTCCGCGCGATGCGGAGTCGCACCTAGCTCTAGGGGGGCATCATGGCAACGGTTGCGATTCCCGGCTTCAAGGCGTCCCTCTACGTGTCGGCCACCAGCGACTCGGGCGGCACCACGGGCGTCGGCGTCCGCTTCGCAGAGCTCAAGGACTTCACCCTGACCATCGCGGCGGGCGCGCTCGACGCCACATCCAAGGACTCAGCGGGGTGGAAGGAACACCTGCCGGGACTGAAGGAGTGGAGCGGGAGCGGGTCCGCGAACTACCTACAGGAGACGAGCGGCGTGGGGCAGACGTCGGCCTTCGCGGCGCTCTCGGCTGGGTCGCAGATCGGCGTCATCCTGTACCCCAAGTCCACGCTGCTCGCAGACGCCGGGATGGCGTGGCGCGGGCAGGCCGTGATGACGGGCTGGGACGTGGAGTCGCCGCTGGATGGCGCCGCTGGGCTGAAGATTTCCCTGAAGGGCACGGGGGCCATCACCAAGGCCGCCGCCACTTGACCGCGTAGGAGGACCGACCGATGGCTACCGTGGCGATTCCCGGCTTCAAGGCGACGATGTATCTCGCCACGTCCTCCTCGGGAGGGACGGCGCGAAAGCTCGGGGAACTCAAGGACTTCACGCTCACGCTCGCGGGCGGGACGCTGGACGCAACGAGCAAGGACAGCGCGGGCTGGAAGGAGCACCTGCCGGGCCTCAAGGAATGGTCTGGCAGCGGCAGCGCGCAGTACCTGATGGAGTCGGCCGACGTGGGGCAGGAGGAGGCCTACACCGCTCTGACGGGCGGCTACCCCATCTACTGCTGGCTCAAAGAGGCGAGCACCGCTACCGGGGGTGGCGGCACGCAGGTGTGGAAGGGGCTGGCCGTGGTCACGGGCCTCGACGTTGAATCGCCGCTGGACGGCCCGGCTGGCTACAAGGTGTCGCTGAAGGGCACGGCAACTCTCGCCAAGGGGACCATCAGCACGTGAGTCGGAACGGCAGGGCGGTACTCATCATGCTGGACCGCGAGCGTCATCTGCGGTTCGACTTCAACGCGCTGGCCGACTTGGAAGCGCACCTCGGCATCAACATCACCAACCCGGAGGCCTTCGGCTCCATGGGCCTCCGGGTGGTGCGCGGGATGCTGTGGGCCGCCCTGTTGCACGAGACGCCGGGGCTCAGCGTCCGCGACACGGGGGAGCTAATACAGCAGTACCTGGAGGACGGGGGGGGCGACCTCTCCGTGCTGGGCACGAAGCTCGTGGAAGCGCTGACGCTGGCAGGCTTCGGGGCACCCAAGACGGGCGAGGCCGATGCCGCCCCTTTAGCCCCGGAGACTACTGGCTAACGGCGGCGGAGCGCGTGGCGCTGGGCACGCTGGGGATGACCCCGGCGCTGTTCACCGCCATGACGCCGCACGAGTTGACGCTGGCGGCCGACGCGTACCGGGACCGAGAGCAACGCACGGACCGCCGCGCCGCGTGGCTGGCGGCACACCTGATGAACTGCTGGCTGACGACGCCAGTGACCCCGAAGCAACTGCTCGGGGAACCTGAGCCCTCACAGGAGGACGCGGTGCGACAGCTGCTCGCGGACCACTTCGGTGAGGCGGCACCCCACCCGCTCACGGCTGGCGAACAACTCAACGCCCTACTCGGTGACGGCTGATGGCTTTCGAGGTGGGCGACCTCGTCGCACGGCTCAAGATGGACACCTCGGGCTTCAC